GTCATAGAAAGTCTCGGAATTCGCCCAGCCTGAATTGCATCCGCCAATTTTCCCATCTTTTTCAAATCGTACACACCTGCAAAGTGTACAAGTAGCTGGCCCGGAAGCCAGAGCGATTGTCCTGGAAGCCCCTGTAGGTATGAATTGAAACGCGTGTGATCCGATATAATTTCCACCTCCTTCAAATCGGAGGGATTCTGTTCGAGCAACTTAATAAGGGCAGCATTTTCCCACCAGATATGGTAAGTCAAATCCGTCTGCTCTCCAATTCGCTTCCAGAAGTCTCGTAGCCATGGCGAATTACGCATGAACATGTTTCCCGAATTAAGATGGCCACACGCGTCAATTGTCATCAGCAAATTCTTCGATTCGGGAAACAGTGAAAGAACATGGTCCTCTAGGCGGAGAGCCTGGTTCGTAATGAGAACATCTGCATCGGAAAGCCAGAGTAGGGCTCCATCGGGGAGTTCTGAGAGGAGTCGGAGGACAAAAGGAATCTTGGACCACGGAATCGGCTTCTCGCGGTTCCAGAACTCCTCGCCCCCCTGCCGGTATGTGTATCCGTGCCTTGCGGCGTACAGCTCCTTTGATTTCAAGCAGGAGGACAACTCTTTACAAAAGTCGTGTCCTATGGCAAGTGTTGCTATAACCACCATTCTTTAAAGGTCATTGTTGAAGACTCTTAGACCGCTGCCGCAAAAAATTGAACCCACGGTGGCCTCTTTGTACAAGCAGATGGTCTACAGTTATGTCAAAAATGAAGCTGGTCTCTATGTATGCCCTCATTGTTCAAAGACAAAGGAGCGGCAAAACACTATGCACTATCATATGAAGACGCATGAAGGGAAACTCCCCTTTGAGTGTTCGACATGTAAAAAACAATTCTTACATGCATCCACTCTAGAGCTTCATAAGAGAGCACAGCATGAAGTAGACCAGGCTAATACTCTCAAATGTCCCGTAAAGGACTGCCCCTTTGAAGGCACTCTTACAAAATCTAACTTGCTAATTCACTACATTCGGAAGCACTGTAAGGATGAGGCAGCCAAACTTCTAGATAGAATGGAATCGGGTGCCTATAAATGTCGTGAATGTAATAAGGAATCAAAGTCATTGACTGCGTTTCATTATCACTGTGTGAGTTGTGTTCAAATTACTGACGAGACACGTCGGAAGATGTTTGATGATATTCGCACTTGACCTTAATCATCATCCTTCAAAATGCTATTCGTCATAAGTAAAATAGATTTCAAATGATAGCCCAGTGCTGCAAATCCCGCCATAATCAGCAACTCGTACGCCGGCCTCTCCGTTTTTTTGCCGTAATAGCCAATCCATATCAGAAGAGGCGCAATCAATGCTGCATGAAAGAGATTAATCCAGGCCGACGAAGACTTTGCATAGAGTCGCAAAATCCCTTTCGCTCCATGATAGACTAGTAAGATGAGACCAAGGCCGAATATTACATTATACAGCCATTCAGGAGTCGCTGCACGTTGAAAGCCGACATAGAGAAAAAACGGTGCGACGACTAGAACATGAAAGATAGCAATGAGTAGATGTGTGTTCATTTTAGCTCCTAATTACTTTTAACATCATCTCCGTGTGTTCGAGCGCACCTTCCACCCAGCACTGGCGGGTGCTATAGGATTCTCCGCACAGAAACCACCGCTTTTCTGCAAACGGTCGGCACGCCTCTCGGCTGAGTTCATACGGGTCAAAATCTCCAGGAAGCCAGTAGGACACTCCCTCTTTCCATGGATAGGCCTTAACGAACAGCGGCGCAGGAATATCCTTTCCGAACACTGTCTTCAGGTCATCTATGATATAGGCACCGAGCGCTGCCTCCCCCTTTTCTTCATAGAGTTTGATAAGAGGCTCTGCATCCGTAGAATCCGTATAGGAGATTTGAACACTTCCAACTGCAGGATTATTGGGAATGATGTAACGGGAGGTACTCGGTGTGACGGTTCTCACGAGCCCTTGAAGCCATTCAGAAGCAGGGTCAAAGACAGCAAAGACCCGGAGTAGTGGTTTCATCGTTATACGGCGGAGAAGCCTGGAACCAGAAAAGGGGGCGATTCGTTTTAGAGAGTCTGAGGGAATTGCGAAAATGATATTGCGGCGGGCCTTCAGAACAACCTCGGAGCGGCCGATTCCTTCAGAAGGTCGGCCGACCCGAAAGACCGCCTCGGTGTCCCGAACTCGGATGAGTTCGTGGTGAGGGAGAATTTTGCCGCCGCGTTTCACAATATCACGTTCCATTCGGGAAATGAGTTCCGAGAATCCTTCGGTACATACCGTATAGCCCTCTTCGGTTGCAAATTCGCTCTCTAGAAGCTTGAGTGCCATATCAGCGCGCATAACATCAATCTCTGCCCTATAGGGGTAGCGCTCAAGAAGTGTGTCAGTGTGTTTAGGGCCATGAATGGTGGTAAGAAGCTTGCGAATTGTGCTCGTGGCGAGGACATCTTTTGGAAGTGTCAAAAGAGGCGCGAGAACGATGGGAATTACCATCTCAAAGGTCACAGATTCAGCAGGCTTACCCGGTTCCTTGTATTGAATAGTGGGGCTGATGGGCGTTGTTCCTATCTTGTATTGCTTGAGAAGGGCATGGGTCTTCACGTGTTTATCGGAAATACGCGCAGCTCCCTCTTCCCATTTATAGTGTTGGCCCGATATGTCGGCGTTAAAGGTCATCGTGCGGCCGCCGAGGAATTTGTATTTTTCGGCGACGGCAACCTTGTGTCCTCGTTTTAACATTTCCACGGCGGCATAGAGACCGGCGATTCCAGCACCTATGATAACTGTATCATAGGTGTTGGGGTTTTCTGATGAGCGAGGTGGCATTTCTAACTAGTTTTAGAGGTGTTTCTTTACCCAGGCAATCATCCTATCCGTATTGTTATCCTGTACGAGTCCTGCAACCTTCTTATCAACAATTGCGAGAAAGCTGGGAATGGAGCGAACACCACAGTAGCCTGCAGTGTAGTCATTTTGGTCAATGTCGCACTTCAGCCAATTCACCGATGGCGTGGCACTCTCTAGGGCATCGAGGTCTAGGCTACGACAGGCGCCGCACCACTTTGCAGTGAAATAAACAACCGTTACACGAGGAAGAGCCTTAGGAACGGCGGGCTTTTCACCGACACCGATGAGCTCCTCTAGCTCTGCCTGATCCGTAAGATAGCGCATTCTGGATTTTATGGTGAATCGCTTTTAGACCGTAGATAGCCGAGAGTTCCGCCGCCAACCACTATTAGGGCGAGAAGCCCGAGGAAGGTAATGGATTCGGAAGTAGGTGTCGGTGAGGCCTTCTTCTTCATAAAGGCGGACAGGGGTGGTAGGCCACCGCCTTGCTGCATAGCAGGAGCGGGAGCAGCAGGAACAGCAGGAGCAGCAGGGCCACTCTTCATATAGAAACTACCGGCAATTCCGACTACGCCGAGCAGAGCGCCTCCACCGAGAGTTGCATATTCAGCGTATTTTCCTGCTCCACCCATCATCGATGCTGGAACATACTTAAGAAGAATGGCACCTCCAGCCGCCGATATCGCCGCCAGAATGAGACTTATCAAAGGAAGGGTGAGCAGCCAATTTCCTCCTACGCCGCCACCTGACGGAAGTATTCCAACCGGCAGAGGAAGAAGAAAGCCATTATTATCAAATGCGCCGTCAAAAATGATTTGTAGACAGTCAAAAATATACCATGGTGGAGCGAAGGTCATAATGTAAAAGAGGACCTTCGTGGCGGTAGTCATGTAGAGACTGCCAACAAGAAGCGAAAGCCCAATTCCGGCGGCATAGACTGCTGCCTTTGCTATAGCGGCCATGGGCATTCCAGCGGCCGATAAGTTCAGTCCAACATATCCGGTTGCAGGAAAGGCTGTGAGAATTTGTAGCGGAAGTTTTCCCATGGGAAGGCCACCCGAGAACAGACTCGGCGCAGCGGGAGCCCCACCTGTTCCAAGACCTGGTAGTGGATTTCCAAGCATCCTCTCTGGTTCATAGTTCGGAGTTAAACTGTCATGAATAAAACACCGCCGTGGAGTACTTAATTTAAGTACTCCACTCTGCAGGCTAGAACGATTTCAGTACTAGACGGTATTAGATTTTGAATACGAGTCCGGCGAATCCGTTAACAACCCGGAGCACATTGTGATTCGTTGCGTAGATGCGAATATGCGCGTTTCCTCGAGCCGGTACATAATTTGGATCTCCAGGAAGCACGGTAGGACTCGGGTCAGGTCGCATGGCGAGAAGCAACTTCATACTGTCAATGCGACTAGCGTTGAGAGAGCCCGATGGCTGAAGTTCCTCGGGTTTGAGAGCGAAGCAGTAGGAGTATATAAAAGTGTTAATAGGCACATTTGTGTGATGCTGAAAGGGTTGAACAAGGCGGAAGTAGCCGGCGTCCCGAATTTCAAAGCGGTCATAGCCGTCCACCTGTAGCACAGCCTGTTGTAAAAGGTCGCGTTTCACACCCTGTTCCTGAATGGATGTGCTGCTGTAATTGAACCATTCGTTGTACGTCTGCATTGCATCTCTTTGAATAACGAAAAGCATCTCGCGAACCGGATGATTAAACTCCAGAGTAACGGCTGCCGTAGGGTTTGAAGCTGGTATGCTTATAATCGGAGTGTATTGAATTTGTTCAATGAGATATTCGTGAGAATTCGCTACAAATCGGCGGCGCTCCTCCACATCCAGATGAATATAGTCTCCGTAGATCCGAATATCGGTTATATTGCTAATTGCAGGCTGAGGAGTCGTTGCGCAACCCTGATTGGTATTAAGAGGACCCGCCGTGTAGACCAGTTGATTCAGAGACCGGAGTTTCAAATTGAGACGAACTGTGTGATACTGCATGGCGAGAAGAGGGAGATAGAGTCCAGGATTCTTGTTGAACCAGAACTGTAGAGGAATGTAGAGTTTCACTGCGCCGTACTGATAGCTTCCGTATAGGCTCACGGACGCCGTATCGGGCGGATACGTTTTCGGAGGGGGAATAGTTCCTTCTATGCGACCAATCATTGCATTGAAAGCATCGCGCTGTCCAGCAGGAATAGTGAGTTCGGACCAGATTTCCATCCATTCTCCGGTTTGTTTATCAATTTCCTGTTCTCCAATTTCTATACTAATTTCTTCTATGAGGGCGTGTCCGAGAGAATTCACATAGGCGGCAAGAGTTCCATCGGTCAGTCGGACTTCTGGAAGAGTGACCTCCATAATCATGGAGCCGAGGAGGTCTCCACGCCTGGGAATTGTGCAAGTGAGTCGCTTACCGAAATCGGGAACACCATCGAAAAATATTGCCTGTGACTCCACGGCGAAATTCGTATAGCGACGATAGACCATTTTGAACCATGTGATTTGGGGATTTCCTGTTAAAAAGACATCCTGTTTGCCAGTGGCGACTAATTGTAAAAGTCCCCCGCCTGCTGGCATTCTCTACATATCGCCGAGTAGATAATTTAAGTGCTCCTTGCGCCGCGGCACCGTCTTTGTATTTGTAATACCAAGTTAGAGGAGTGATGAGTACACCAGACTTGACTCTGGAGTATTTTTCAAAATTACTATACTCCATTGACCCCGTCACGAATCTGCCTGTTTCAACCGCCTATGTTGAGGCGGCAGATGGTGTCGGTGGTCGTAAATGGGAGAGTGTTTTCAGTATTATAAGCACACAAGGAGCAACGGAGCATTTTCCGATTCCGTATCTTCCTTCGACGCTACAGTCTCTTTCCAACTCATCTGGAACGGGGCCGACGGGAGCTGCACAAGGGCTTTTTTCATGGGTCACGCACGGACTTTATGTTGCAAATCCGTCGTTCGTGTACAAATCCTCAGCGGGAGTGTCGGCCTGGGACGCAAATGCCTATTCGGTAGAAGGGTTCCGCCTCGGCTCTTTTGTGACCTTTGAGACCGTTCAGACGACATCGGACTGTATGGTGGGTCTCTCTGAGACGCCGGCGGTTGGCACCAGTTATTCCAATATCAACTATGGTATTTTCTGCGGGTCGAATGGGCTCGCAAGAGTGTGTGAATCAGCCACATTTAAGAGTACAATTGGAACCTACTCTCCTACCACGCAATTCCAAGTCCAGTATGATGGTGTAACGGTCTCGTATTTGAAGGATACCAGCGTGGTCTATACGAGCTTGAGACCGCAAGGAAATCCTCTGTACTTGGATACAAGCATTTACAACCCTGGCGCAGCGATTCAGAATATTCATTTTGGTCCTCTCGGTAGCGTTGGCCCCTCTGGAGTAACGGGGTCTCCTGGCCCAACGGGCTCACTGGGTCCAACAGGCGCAACGGGTATGCGCGGTGCAGCGGCCACCGGCCCCACTGGCCCTACTGGTCGCCAAGGCGTTGCCGGTCCTACGGGTCAAATGGGAGCAACCGGTCGCACGGGACCGACTGGTAATACGGGTAACACGGGGCCAACTGGGCCGACTGGAGCTACTGGACCCGCAATCAATACCTCAATATACGCCTTTGGGGGTAGCACGAGCGGTGTTCCAGGAAGCGGAATATTTACGACGAATGCTGCAGACCTCTTTTCAGTTACCACCATTAAAGTGAACTCTATTGACCACAACAACATCAATAAGGGCGGATTTTACAGTGCTGTGGGCGTGAACAGTATTTTACATTTAGTGGATAAGCCCACAGGCCTCGAAGTTATATACGAGATTAACGGTGTGATTAACAATCTCATTTACTGGACATTTAATCTTACACTTTTGGCGGGAACTCCTTTTGTTCCTAGTGGCGGTGAGCTCTTTTATATAAGCTTTGATGTTGTAGGCTTGGTTGGTAGCACTGGACCCACTGGATACACTGGATATACTGGGCCTACTGGGCTAATTGGTGATACCGGTCCTACTGGTCGCGATGGATCTGCTGTCAATACGGGAGCGACAGGAAATACGGGACCGACTGGTAACACAGGTCCTGCAGGAACGGCCTCGAACACGGGAGCAACGGGCTACACTGGACCAACAGGGCCGACGGGAGCAACTGGTATGGTAGGGGCGACTGGTCCCACGGGAGCAACGGGTGTAACGGGGCCAACGGGTATTACGGGCTACAGTGGAGCAACAGGATACACGGGCTGGACCGGAGCGACCGGTAAAACGGGTCCTACTGGAACGACTGGATACACGGGTTGGACGGGGCCTACTGGCGCAACTGGCGTCACGGGAGGAACTGGTGTAACGGGCTACAGTGGCGCAACGGGCTACACAGGTAATACGGGACCCACTGGGGTGACGGGCAATACGGGGCCAACGGGTTTTAATGGAACCACGGGAGGAACGGGGCCGACTGGAGCAACTGGTGATACGGGGCCAACTGGACGCGATGGTTCTGCAACATCGACAGGCGCTACTGGAAATACGGGGCCAACTGGAAACACAGGATCAACGGGACCAACGGGTTGGACGGGCAATACTGGGCCAACAGGGTTCACTGGTCCCACGGGTCCTACAGGTCGCACGGGGCCGACTGGCGTCACGGGCAATACTGGATTCACCGGACCAACTGGACACACTGGCGCAACTGGTGCAACGGGCGTTACTGGTAATACGGGTCCCACGGGTCCCACAGGCTGGACTGGTAATACCGGCCCTACAGGTGTTACCGGTAACACGGGGCCAACGGGTAACACAGGGCCGACTGGTAGCACTGGTCCAGCTTACACGGGTCCATCGGGCGCAACGGGTGTGACGGGACCAACGGGTCCTTCTGGAGCATTTGGCGCGAGTTCCGACCAGTTGATAAGTATCACCCGTACAAATGACTCATCCTACTCTGCAGGACAGCAGGATTGTTTCGCAAACTCCACATTTACGACAAATCTTATCACCGGTGTATCATTTACAAATGCGTCTGGTCGTTTCACCACTTCGGTAGCAGGTTTATACTCAATTGAGGCACTCTTGATTGTGGACCCGCAGAGTACGCAGGATTCTATCACCTTTACTATTACCAAAAACGATGTGCCAATCTGGTCGTATTCGATGACTATCTATGGTAATAACGTGGTGGCGCCGGCTCCGGTTCCTCTCTTTATTTATCAATCAATGGTTGGTGGTGAATACATTAATATCTATTACAACTCGGGAGGTCAGAATGTGCGTGTGAGGGCTGGAACGACAGCGAACATAACGCGCATGTCGGTGGGTCCTACTGGTAACACTGGGCCAACGGGACCAACGGGCTGGACTGGTAACACGGGGCCAACGGGTCCTACTGGTAACACTGGGCCAACGGGACCGACAGGTAATACGGGGCCAACGGGTACTACTGGTAACACTGGGCCAACGGGACCGTCGGGTCCTACAGGTTTCACTGGTAATACTGGTGCGACCGGTGTTACTGGAAATACCGGGCCAAGTGGCCCAACTGGTTGGACAGGGCCCACGGGTGTGACTGGTAATACGGGTCCGACGGGTTTCACCGGTCCAGCGAATGCAACTGGGCCTACTGGTTATACGGGTGTAACTGGAAACACGGGGACAACGGGACCTACTGGTTGGACGGGTTGGACGGGGTCAACAGGTGTTACTGGTAATACGGGTCCGACGGGTTTCACTGGTCCAGCGAACGCAACTGGTCCTACTGGTGTGACTGGTAATACGGGGTCAACAGGCCCAACTGGCCCGACTGGTTGGACGGGCTGGACGGGACCCACAGGTGTCACGGGC